TGGACTTACTCCTGATATTTGAACTAAGGACTCAAACAAAAGAAATAATCGACGATAAGCCGGATAATTACTCGCATAAGTTCCATAAGCATGACCTATGCAAGACATCATCACCGAAAGACAGTCTCGTGAGGAAGTTTCCCTCCCCCAAACTGCTCGAATTAAAAATTCCCTCCATTCTCGGAAGGGAATAAAATTACACTGACCTTGTCCTTTTTCTGGATTCATAACAAACTGATGACGAAGAAAAGTAAGACCCTTTCGAACTAAAAAGCCATCGAAAGTATCACTAAGAAACGTCGCGCCCGTGACTAAATCACGAACATCAACATCAAAATACTTCTTGCAAAATCGTGCGAACTCATCCGCTGAGAAGTACTGTGCAGAGACCCCCTCACCTTTATTCCATGCATGATCGTCCCCATAGACTATAATCATGATGATATTAAAGAGGGCTTCCTCCAGCTCTTCTTGAAGCTCTTCTGGGGCATTTTGTATTTGCCATAAACCGAAGAGACAAAAATACATAGCCATTATCCATGAGTCCATATGACTAGTATTCCAACATCCTGATGGAACCTGGCCTCTTACGAACGCCCAATAATTTGCAAAAAGGCGAGTCAATCGAGCGGCCATATTCTCAGATAACCACTCAATTATCTTTTTCTTCATTTCGTAATCTCGCGATAGTGGATCTTCATGTACTAACATCGTAGAAAAATACAGATTCGTAAAAAACTCTAAAACGGACTGATCAAATTTCTTTGCATCTCCTTCTTCTATAACAGGCTTCATACAGTTCTTCAGATCTATTCCCAACATTTTTGCTAGAACATCTCCCCCTCCTCGGCTATGAGAATGACCAACCGCAATAACCCAACCATGTTCTTTTAATTGCCGAACCTTTGATACCATTCTTTCTCCTAGAATGTAGATACTAGACGGAATGATAAATAAGCGAACCTTATTTTTCCATTTTATCCATTCCTCATCACTACATTGCTTCGACCAATCAAAAAAATTTTCATTTTTTGGTGTAATATTCCAATACACTGGAGGTTTTTCCCCTGTACGTAAAAAATTCAATATTGCTTCTACGTCCGATTCAAATATTTCTACCTTCTTCCCTACCGGACGAACGAATATTGCCTCTTCCAAATCATCCGGCGTTAATACGAACGACTCTCCAAAATTTATCCCACTACTAGCACCTAAATACATGCCTTCCATGGAATCAAAAGATAGTCTACAATGTTCCTTCCCAAATTCGTGTATTTTCATCTTATGATATAGAAGATCCATCGCTGGACCTATTAAAGGTCGCAATTCATCAAAAGCTGGCGGAGGTTTCTGTGTCGGACGACTTATTTCTGCTACTCCTGTAACATACTTACCTGGATATAAACCACTCATTGCTGCAAGTACATGCTGATGTCCATTCGTCAATCCTGTTGTCTGATGCACTGTACTATACTTTTCTAAGACCATTCGCTGTAAAGATGAGATTCCTTCAGTTACTCGTACATCTACTGCTTCCAGTTCGCCTAAATTCTCCTCTCGAACCCATTCCGATTTTATTACTTTATCTCCTTCCTTTCTCTCACGAGTAAGGGCAACCTTAAAGGTTGGCTTACGCATCCATACGTTGTGTGCAAGGAAATCCCAATCCAAATAGTGCAATGGGCGATCATTTACTGAGAATTTTTCTCGTAGCGTAGTATAGTCTACTCGTCGTAATGCTA